CAAGGTGTGGCGGAAGGCAAGTCTGATTACAAAATTAAAAGTATTGGTACAGATTCTAAAGGCGATTACTATATTAGCCCAAGCACAGGAAAGAAAGTATATAAGTCCGGTGTAAAGAAAGGTGATCATGAAAATCCCAAGACCGGTGAACACAAAGGTGTAAACGAAGAACGTACCGAAACCAAAGACAAAGAAGGTAATGTTATCGGTTGGCAAGATGGTACTGATTGGAAGAAAAGCAAAGGAAAAGATCCAAGAGGTAAGGTCACTAATCTAAGTGATAAGGCCCGCCGAGAAACTGAAAAAGCAGAGAAAGAAAAAGTTAAAGAAGGCAACGATGATTTAGCCCGTATTTTAACTATAATGAATCATAGGCGCTAATGGGTAAATGAAACTTCAAAAACCTCACTTAAAAGGTGAGGTTTCCCACATATGGGATAAATATATATTGACATGATGAGAAAGTACTGCTATACTATCTCATAATGTTAGTTGCTTCATAGGGAAGCGGCGAATATTAAAACGAGACCATCTCAATTTTATAAGGAAATACTATAATGGCATCATTAGCAGAAATTCGCGCACGTATCGCTGCGCAAGAAAACAAATCAACAAAGGGTAATTTTACCCAATCAGATAACGCAATATACGCTCATTGGAACATGCCTGAAGGCACTTCAGCTTCAGTTCGTTTTCTTCCAGACGGTAATGCGAATAACACATTCTTCTGGGTAGAACGTCAACTCATCAAACTTCCATTCAACGGAGTTAAGGGTGATAGCAATGTCAAACAAGTTGTAGTCCAAGTACCTTGTGTAGAAATGTATAACGACGGTGCTACTTGCCCTATCTTAGCAGAAGTTCGTCCTTGGTATAAGGACGAGTCATTGAAAGAAATGGCAAACAAGTATTGGAAGAAGCGTAGTTACTTTTTTCAAGGATTCGTTCGTACTAATCCAATTGGTGATGATAAGGTTCCCGCTAACCCTATCCGCAGATTTGTTATCTCTTCTCAAATCTTCACTATCATCAAGTCCAGCTTGATGGACCCTGAGATTCAAGAATTGCCTACTGATTATGTACGCGGTCTTGACTTCACTATTCGTAAGACTACTAAGGGTAACTATGCTGATTACTCTACAAGTAATTGGTCACGTAGGGAAACACCTCTTACTGAAGCTGAACAAGCAGCAATCAATTCACATGGTTTATTTAACCTAACTGATTTCTTGCCAAAGAGACCCAGTGAAGCTGAATTGAAAATCATCAAAGAGATGTTTGATGCTAGTGTAGATGGACAACCGTATGACAATGCACGATGGGGCAATTACTATCGTCCGTTTGGTATTGATGCTCCTTCAAATTCAAACGCTGGCGCGGCTGAACAAAATGCTATGACTGGAAATCAAGCCTCCGCAAAGGCACTTTCTGTAGAGAGTGCTAGTCAATCAGATGAACCAAGTACTGCTTCACAACCAGTTAGTGTTCCAGCATCACCTTCAAGCGATAAAGCACAGGATATTTTAGCACTTATCCGTGCTAGGCAAAAAATAGCTTGATAGTCAAGGGGGGCATAATGCCCCCCTTTTTAAGGAGAACACTAATGTCAACAAGTGATGAACGTTACAGTGCCATCAAGCAAGGTAAGAAACTATTGGAAGAACTATGTGATCCAGGTAGGACACCTAGAGTACCAAGTTTAGTTAGAGACCGAGCAAGGGCAGCATTACGACATTTTCCAAAAGATTGGGAAATTGATTCGTTAGCAGAAAAATGTCCAGATATCATTGACAAAGTTTCACATAATGATAAAATGATGAATGGCACAATAAACAGATAGGAAGAATACAATGAGTCGTCCGTTTGATGTATCAAAATTTCGCCGCGAAATTACAAAAAGTATTGAAGGTCTATCAGTAGGGTTTAATGATCCTACTGATTGGGTCTCGACAGGAAATTATGCCTTAAACTATTTGATTTCGGGCGATTTCAATAAAGGTGTACCTCTTGGTAAAGTTACTGTTTTTGCCGGAGAATCAGGTTCAGGCAAAAGTTTCATTTGCTCAGGTAACCTCGTTAGACATGCACAACAACAAGGAATCTTTGTAGTCTTAGTTGATAGCGAAAATGCTCTTGATGAAAGTTGGTTACATGCTCTTGGTGTAGATACCAGCGAAGAAAAGTTGCTGAAATTGAATATGTCTATGATTGATGATGTGGCTAAAACTATAAGCAAGTTCATGATCGATTATAAACAATTGCCAATTGAAGACAAACCCAAGGTGTTATTTGTTATTGACAGTCTTGGAATGTTACTTACACCAACTGATGTAAATCAGTTTGAAGCAGGCGACATGAAAGGTGATATGGGTCGTAAACCCAAAGCACTTACTTCATTAGTTCGTAATAGTGTTAATATGTTTGGCAATCATAACGTTGGTCTTGTTGCAACTAATCACACTTATGCATCACAAGATATGTTTGATCCTGATGATAAAATCAGCGGTGGTCAAGGATTCGTATATGCATCAAGTATTGTAGTTGCAATGCGCAAACTCAAACTCAAAGAGGATGAGGATGGTAACAAGATTAGTGAGGTGCGTGGTATTCGTGCTGCATGTAAAGTTATGAAAACACGCTATGCTAAACCCTTTGAAGGGGTGCAAGTTAAGATTCCTTACGAGACTGGTATGAATCCTTATTCAGGCTTGTTGGATATGTTTGAAAAAACTGTACTTACTAAGGAAGGTAATCGTCTAAGTTATATTACTGATGATGGCGAAGTCCTTAAGTTTTTCCGAAAGGGTTGGGAAAGTAATGAAGGAGGCTGTTTGGATAAAGTAATGTCTGAGTATAAGAAGAAACTTGAAACAAAGCTAAGTACTGTAATACCTGAGGAGATTACAGAATGAACTTAGATTTTGTCGCAGAGGTATGGGATGCATTACGTTCTCATATCGAACCAAGTGATAGAAGTGATGCAGCAGATACCCTAACTAATCTGCTTATTGATCATAACTATGAAGCCGAAGATATCAAAGAAGCCTTTCGTGGTGACAAAGATTTGCTTAAAGCATTGAGTGGTTATATGAAAGAACATGAAATTGATGAGGAAGATGATGATGAAGATGAATATGAAGAAGATTAGCATTACATGAATTGGTACACAAAAGTATCTACCAATGTATCTGCTATCCCTGATTTCATAACATATCTTGAATTGGAATTGCAAGAAGCAAAAAAAGAGGTAAAGATATACGGCAATGTTGAGAAGAACATTGCTGCTTTACCTGGGGTAACTGAACATAGATTTAATCAATTGCAAGAAGTTGAAGCGATTCTAAATTATCTTAATATTCAGTTACGTCAGATTCGCCGAAAGCATTTTCAAAAGTATTTAGAAGCGTATAATAGAGCATTGACAAGCCGAGATGCTGAGAAATATGTAGACGGCGAAGAAGAAGTGATCAACTATGAAGTTCTTATTAACGAAGTAGCTTTAATGCGGAATCGGTGGCTTGGCATAATGAAAGGTCTTGAAAGCAAGAACTTTATGTTAGGTCACATTGTTCGCTTAAGGGCAGCTGGAATGGAAGATATTACAATTGGCTAATAATTTATATCAAAAATCAGTTCGCTCCAATCAATCCCCTCCTTGGGTCATTACAACTGGCTCAGGTAGTTCAGGTATAACCTTAGCCAGTACGCTAAGTGTTACTGGTACTACTTTAGGTCTGTATGATACAGATAACATAAAAACATATGAAGTCTATGAATCTAAGGAGGATTTATTGGCTCTAAGTGTGGCTTGGCATAGATTGCGAAACACACCGTTTAGTCCTGAAGGTCTTGTACCAGAGATAGGTAAGTTGACTGACTCCTTATTGTTTGATCAAGTTATCGCAGATGATAGAACACGTGCTACTGAGATTAGAAATTATTATAGCAAAAAGATAATGATGATGCTATTAAAGCAACGACAGCTAAGTGTTTATCGGGAAGATTTGAGGACATTTATCAATACTAACGGTCAGATATTCAAGAAAGATATGATGCCGTTAGTCTATAAACTTCCTGAATTCTATGATTATGATAACTTAGTAGATGAACTATTTGCAGACCTCAACAAAAAGATTGTTGATTATGATTTACATGATAGGAGAAAAGGTTTAAGTGTTCTAAAAAAGATAACACTATCTAAACTTGCAATGACTTCATTATCTAATCGTGCTAATGGTAAAAAGTTTGAGTATTGGATGAAGGATGCAGATCAATATGCATATAGGATCACTGTTCCAAGTCATGAATCTTTGCTACAATTTTGGAATCATATATTCAACTCTAATTCTACCTTTACGATAGAAGGTTACTTTATGGTTGGCAAAAGAGATGATCTTCAATTTTACAATGTAACTAGTTGGAAAGTATTATAGCTTTATAGGTTGACATTAAATCAATTTGGGTCTATAATAGCATTATACGCTAACGAAACGGAGTCCTCGATGCAATATACATTGATTACTAAACAGGGCAAGATCATGCAGTTTTATATATTGTCACTGGCCGAGGAATACCAATCATTTATGGGTGGTGTTGTGATTTCTAATCAAAAATTGCAAGCAGAATCCTCTAAGGTTTCGGTTGACATTTAATCAGCTTGGGCGTATAATAGCTTTATACACTGACAGAACGGAGACAGAAAATGAAACCGCAAATAGCTGAAGTTAGACAATCATTTACCGGTAAGTGGCTTGTAGTAATCGACACTTATAACCGTACCGGTGATCGGTGCGCGTTTTCGACTGAATCCGCTGCGGTGTTTGCTTCATCTGATGAAGCATACGCCGGTGGTGCCCGTGCTGTTGCTGCGGTTGAGAAGACCGGTATGTTTCCTAATATGTGCGAATCGTTCTAAGGTACAAATATGATACTGAATAACAAACCTGACAATACAGCAACCCTATCTAACGTAGGACAGATCGGTGAGTTTCGAATTCGCAATAGTGCGAAGGCATTCAATGTTCTATCAAGCGGATTGTATTCTAACGAGATACGTGCTATTATCCGTGAACTGTCCTGCAATGCGGTTGATAGTCATGTAGCCGCTGACAAACGCGATACCCCGTTTGATGTACATTTGCCTAATCAGTTGGAGCCGTGGTTTTCGGTCCGAGATTACGGTACCGGTCTTAGTCATGACCAAGTAACTAACATCTATACTACCTACTTTGAATCTTCTAAAACCGAAAGTAATGATTTTATCGGTGCTCTTGGTTTGGGTAGTAAGTCCCCGTTCTCTTATACGGAAAACTTTACTGTTACTGCTGTACAAAACGGTAGGAAGGGTATCTATACTGCCTTTATCAATGGTGAGGGTGTGCCTAGTATCGCATTGATGACTGAGGAAGAAACCACTGATCCTAACGGAGTAGAGGTCAAGTTCTCGGTCAATGATCGATATGATTATGAAAAGTTTAGGCATGAGGCTTTGTTTGTTTATCGGTATTTCAAACTTCGCCCGGTGATTAGCGGTTATGCAGGTTTCAAGTTCTCAGATCCTAACTATCTGGATAAGAACATCATCCCCGGTGTGCATTCTATTGAAGGACATAATAGTTTTGCTGTCATGGGTAATATCTCATACCCGATCAGTGTTCCTAATGCTGATACAACTTTGGGAGATTTGCGTAGACTGCTATCTTGCGGGTTGGTTATAGAGTTTGGTATTGGTGAACTGGATTTTCAAGCAAGCCGTGAAGGTCTTCGTTATATCCCGCAAACTATCGATTCTATCAAACGTAAACTGGAGCAGCTTAATAAGCAATTGGCTATCACGATTGGTCAAGAAGCAGAAAAGATTTCTAACGAATGGGAACGTGCATATCATCTTTATGATAGACATAATACCGATCTTTGGAAAAGTGCGGTAATCGACTATGTGACTACTAGTAAGTTTGCACTATTTAATGCTGCTGGCTACTCCAAAGAGCAAGTGATCTCTATCAAAGTGGATGACTTGGCTAAGGATTACAATATCGTATTGCGTCCGTTCATCAAGCATTCTGGTAAAGTCTCTTGCACTACCGCAACGTATCATAATGAGCATGGTACTGAAAAAGATGTAAATGGCAAATTCATTACTTGGGGTGTTTGGAAATTCCGTGTAGACAAAACTCAACAGTTTGTTATTAATGATACTAAGAAGGGTGCGTTGGCACGTGCAAAGTATCATTATCGTAACCAAAAAGATAAGCATTATAGCCGAACTGTTTGGGTTATTGAAGCAAATGATAAAACTAAGTTAACAAAGGTTGCAGAGTTCCTAAAGACATTGCACTCGCCGCCTGAGTCTCAGATATGCAAGGCTAGTCAGTTGCTTGAAAAGGAACGTAATACATCTTTGGGTAAGAATGTCAGTATCCTCAAGTTGGAAGACCGTTCGGTAAGATATAGAGAACGCAAAACAGTTTGGGTTAGTGCTGGTAAAGCAGATGCTTTTGATAACAACGAAACATATTATTATTTGCCGATGAAAGGTTTCAAAGCACAAGGAAAAGTTGAGAATGTAAAAGAACTGAATAACTATTTGAACATGGCTAAAATTCATCCGGACGATATTTATGGTGTGCGTAAGAATGATCTTGACTACATCAAAACGAAATCAAACTGGATCAACCTTGATGAATATATTGTAGAGAAATTGGGTAAAGCAGATATCTCAAATGTTATGGGTTTGGTCAAACAGGCTATTGACATTCAAGACTTCATGAAGTATAATATACTTGATTTGATTAAAGTTGAAAGTCCTTTTCATAAGTTAGTAACTATATTTAAGGATGTAACGGCTGTAGCAAGCGATGTTCATCGTGGTTTGGATTGGCTTTGCGCAAAGTATGAAGTGAAATCTTATTCAAGCCCGCAATCATTAATCGATAAGTATCAAGCAGAAGTAAAAGCAGTTGCATCACGTTATCCGTTGTTAGAGCATGTATCTACATATAATGTTAAACGCAAAGCAGTAGCCGAATACATCAATCTGATTGATCAATCTAAAGGAGTTGTATAAATGTCTTATCCATATATTATTCAAGGTAGTAATGTTACAGTTGTTATCGGTAATACTCCCCACACCATCTCAAAGACTCATATCACCTACCAAAAGGTAGTTGATGCTATCAAGGCGTCAGATTGGGATACTGTACGGGATGTTATCGAACCAAAGAAGGTTGTGATCAACTATGGTAAAGGTAATATCAGTATCAAAGGTGAGACCATGTATTGGAAAGGACGCGAGTTTCATAATGCTATGTCTACCCGTATGATTCAGATGTTACAAGACGGGTTTGGTGTTGAGCCGCTGGTCCTGTTTATGGAAAATCTGATGAGCAATCCAAGCTATCGGAGTGTCCAGGAACTGTACGGGTTTTTGGAGAAGAACAATCTTCCAATCACTCCAGACGGGCATTTCCTCGCATATAAAAGAGTACGCGATGACTATACAGATTGCCATACTGGTACTATGAATAACAGTGTTGGTAAAGTAGTTGAGATGGAACGTAATGAAGTTGATGATGACCAAAATAGGACTTGTAGTTCAGGATTGCATTTTTGCAGTCAGGAATACCTGAATAGTTTTGGTGGTGATCGTACTGTTATTGTCAAGGTCAATCCTCGAGATGTAGTTAGCATCCCAGTTGATTATGACAATAGCAAGGGACGTACATGTAGGTATGAGGTTATCGGGGAAGTGGGTGTAAATCCTTCAGATGAAGAGTTTACACAACCGATTCAGAGCAATGCTAATAGTTCAACTCCCCCTGAATTTTGGAATTTAAATCTTAAGTAATAACACGGGGTTAACTTAGGTTAACCCCAATTTTTAAAGGAAAAATAAATGCGTAAAGATTCGTTTAAGATGTCTAAATCCACTAAGCGGGTGATGGCAATGTTGCGTGGTACTAAAGAAGATGCAGATGCATATAAGCGTATTATGCGTAATGCAGAAACTATCTATCAAACCATGAAAACTCGTAAAGTGAAAGATAAAGGTGGCAAGGAAGATGCTGCTCCTGCAGCATGACCGGAATCAAGTTAGATTTATTGCAATCTGCTACAATCTCTGCCGACACCGTGCTTGAGATAATCAAGCATGCGGTAGAGCAAGAAGCAGGTAAAAAGGTCAAGTCCATCAAGTTTAACCATGTCAATCATTGGGATGGACTTAAAGATCCTGAGCATATTTTTACTGGAATAACGGTACGATTCCAACAAGATTAGGTTGACATTAAATGGGTATTCCTGTATAAT